AATCCTACAAATCGTAATTCCTTTGGTAGTTTGTAATTTAGGTTCATCTCGATACCGACTAACTCAGTATCTTTCTTCTTGAAATGATTACCTTTTCTCTTTAAGAACTCATCAATGATATTGAATCCGTCATTAGTGAACTCAACCATTTCTTCTTGTGATACTTCGAACTCATCACCATATCTATCTTTGGACTCTTTGAACAATTCTTTCATACGATATACTAAGATATCGTGAAGTGGTAATTCATCTGCCTCTTTGATTGTTCGTTCATAATAACATACTAAATATGCTTGAATAGTTTCGTGAATAGCACTACCGAACAAGGTATAGATATTACCTTTGAAAGTTTCTGCTTTGTCCACATAATTTGCTTTCCAAGTATAAGGACATTTGTCCCACATTGCGAACTGACTATAACTTATTTTGCCCATTTACCTCTTGCTACGACTTGTGCCATAACCCCATAGTTTGATACATCTGAAAAACTATCCGTTACTGGTTCTCCCTCAACTGAGTTTGTCCCATTTCTCAATAATAATGTTTTCATTCTTTCTATCTTGTCGTTCATTCTGAACCACAAACCTAATAAAGATAACTTAATATCCTCTGGTGTTTTTAGAATTGTTCCGACTGCAATATTTTGTGGGCCATAATCATATTGTTTTCTACAAAACAATTCATATTGTTCTGATTGTATTTTTAGAAACTCACCTGTCATTTCAGGATAAGTTCTCTCCATATAACTTACAACATCTTGTGTATCTACCATTTCTTGTTCTTCTTTGGTCAAGGTTGCTCTTGGTATTTCTGTTGGGTCATATTCTTGACCGACATCATCAATAACTTTTGTTGGTGAGTCTTTAATCATTATTTACTCCATATTTTTTTTAGTTGCTTTTCGTCTACACCATATTTGGATATAATTGAATATACAACATCTTTGCCCATAATGTCAAGTGTTTTTTCAATATTTTCTGAACTATCTTCAAAATACTCACATAATATATCCATAGCCCACTTTTCTATCTTTGATTTCTTCTTAGACTTTGTATATCTTAGAAATGTTCTGCTCTTGGGAATTATATTGGTGTAGAATTGATAAACTGATTTTGGTTCTAATTCCCAGTATTGTTGTATTTCGTTCACTACTTCAATCCACTCTGGTTTCATTGATAGAAATCTGTGAACCATATAATTTGACCAAGTTTTTTTATCAGCGTCAGAAATATCCTCCCAATAATTTGGGTTCTGTGAATTTGTAATTTCTTTTATGTGGTCAAATAGTGTTTTTGTTTTCATAGTGAATAACCTTTTAGATATAAATAAATAGTAATACTATAAGTCAAAATGACAAAAATCTTTATTCTGTTCGTAAAAAGTTTTTAGTTCTTGCCAGTTCTCAATATTTTTGTAATTATCTTCGGTGTTTATTTTAACACCAGAGAAGAATCCAAATAAATCTTCATAAAATAGTATTCGTGAATTTTTGTGGTTTTTTAAATAACCAATAGTTTTTATTGAAGTTTCTTTTATTCCTTTTATATCTCTCTTTATATCTTCAATATTAATTTTACTAACTTTGATTTTATTATACTCATCTTTTTCTTTTTGTGAGAATGTTTCTACACCAAANTCAACTGCTCTCCATTTTTCTGTTCTCTTTGCTAGATTCAATGATAACGCTTGTTGAAATACATTTCTTCTTGATAAAAAGAAAACTAAATCGTGATATTCTATTATGGTTCTATGTAACTTTTTTTCTGGATATACACCAAACTTTATACCAAATGTATCTTCATTGTCATACATTTTGTCAAGAAATGTTTTTACACCCAAAGATTCTATTATTTTTTCTGAATGATTAAATTCTGGTTCCCATATAAATTTTTTAGATGTAATCTCTTGTAATGTTTTACAAAACTCTGTCGTCCCACTACGACTACAACCTAATACTAATACTTTATTTAAATGCATTTCCCAACATCCAAGTTAATATTGAACTTCTTACTCCACTCGTTAGTGGTGATACTCTATGTCCCAAATATGATGGAAACAATATTAAACTTCCTTTCTTTCTACTACCGACTGCGGTGTCTTTACCTGTTTCGTCAGTCATACTGAACTCAAAGTTCCCACCCTCATAATCATTTTCATCTGATAGTTGGACGATTGCTGTAATTTTACGAACTGATGTTTCTTCATTTCCAATGTCCAAGTGCCAATCATATTTACCCGTGTCCTCATACCTCAACATACGAATATTAGAAAGTTGGTTTGAGATATCAAAATTAAAAAATAATCTATTTGCCATTTCACAAGCCATATTTATATTTTTGTTTAGATTAAATCCGTCTGACAATATCACATCACTATCAAATCTAACCTCTTGAACTTTACGAACATTTTCATTTACAACATCAGCACCATTTCCTTTATAAGTTCCTGCTACCGTAGCTTTGTGTTGCTCTGAATTATTAAACATTTCCAATAATTCATCACATCTCTTTTCAGTTAGGAAATCATCTTTGTGAACAACAAACTTAAAGTTTTTCTTTTGTGTTAGATTCTCTATCATCTAAAGTGGTCTCCAATAAATAATTCTTGTAGAACATATCTTGTTCCTTTGGTAACTGGTGTAACATTGTGAGATAAGAATGTAGGAAATATTGTTAGAGAACCTTTTAATTGGTTCATTGTATACCACTCTTTTGTGTGTTTATCTTGGATACCAAATTGAACTTCACCACCCTCGTATTCACTTGGGTCTGTTAGTTGGACGATTGCTACAAGTTTTCTATTAGAACAACTACCTGCATTAAAGTCTGTGTGCCAACCATAAAATCCACCCTGATGATACTTGATAAGTTTTAATTCGTCATCTGCTCCGTCTATATCAAAGTGAAATACACCTTGATTAACTATCTTTACTACTTGGTGTATCTTGTCTTGTAACCACTTCCAATCATTATTACATTTGTCTGGTCTAAGTCTATTGTCTGGTTGGTCAAATAAATACCACTCCTCTGTAACTCGTATCTCTGGTATGATTGCTGCTTCACCACACTCACCACCAACTCCACCTGTTACAACTTCTTCTGTTGTGGTTATTTTTTCTATTAACTCATCACANTTTTCGTGTGTTAAAAACTTTGGTATTTGTATTGAATATTTAAAATCGTTATTTAGTTTCATTTAAAAGTGTTTCCTTTTATAAATGTTATCATAGTGTATCTATCTTTTTTATCAAACTCTAAGACTCTGTGTGCTGCAAATGATGGAAATATAATTATCCTACCTTTTTTAGCATCTATTTTATCGTTCCAAATTTGTAAACCGCCACCCTCAAACTCATCATTTAGAAATATCACACAAGACATTTTGGTAGTAGTGTTAACTACCTTTCCGTCTCCTGCTGCATAATCTGAATGAAATAGTGTTCCTGCTCCTAAACGAGAGTTTATATCCTTAAAATTTTCTATCGGATATAACTTTATACAAGAGTGTTGTATACTATCAATATCAAATTTAAATACGAGTTGATTAGATAGTTTTGCTATTTTCCATATTTTATTTAATACATTTTTATCTTCGGTTTCGACATTTTTACAATTGTGTAAACTACCCCACACAAACTCATCTTTATCAACTTTATCGTTTATGTGTTGTATTTGAGATTCACACTCTTCTGGTGTTAAAAAATTATCTCTTACTAAATACCACTTGAAATCGTGATTATGTATCAGACTCATCAGAAACTAAAACCCTATTTGCGAAATAATTTTTACCATTATCAGTTCTATTGATATTGTATGTAATTTTTTTCACATTATTTACCTCTATATTGACAACTTCTATCTTTTGTAATTCATCATTCAATACTACATCACCAATAGTTAATGGTCTGTAATCTGAATCTACTTCAGAATCCCCAACTATATAAAATGGGTGGTCATCAGTTGCCTCAATTTTTGTATTGTCATTAAATTTATATGTGACCATATTGTCGTGTAATATTTTTACCGTTTCTAATACCTTTGAATTTTGTAATTTACCAGTTTCAACATCATATGTTTTTATCATATCATTTGGTCTTACTTTACAAATTTTTTGATATGTTCCGTCTGCCAATGTAATCATCGTATCGTATGTGAAACAAAATGAACTATTATGACTAACTATGTCATGCGCTACAATTGTTCCATAGTCTTGATTTAACAAATTGTAGGTAATGTGCTCTCCTTTAATCCTTTTGATATCAGTAATCTCTACCCAACCATCTAAATCTCTAATATAATCACCAACTTCTATAACTTCACTACCACCTGCGTGATTTGGATTATGTCCGTCTATTGTTGACCAACCCTTATCTCTCAATAAAAATGGGTGGTTTCCCGTTGGTTTAAGTGTTTGACCAGATTCTAATGTTAATTCATAACAATCATCGTGTAGTTTTTTCATAATAGAATTGACTTTACCTTCCTTAAACTCATCATTTTCTTCATCAAAAACCAATACACTCTCCCCTAATTCTATCTCATCAATTCTTTTATAATTACCTTCACCCATATTAATTACTTGTTCTGGTAAAAAACAAAACTTATTATGAACTAATACATCATTTGCAAAGTAATTGTGATGTGTTTCAACCTCTAATGAATATGTTTGNACTGGATTTATATCCTCTTGTAAATCAGTAATCTCAATCTCTACAAGTTTTTCATTCTGAAGTTCTAAACATTTATCTCCAACTTCTAATTGTTTGGTTTCAATATCATATCTTTTTTCAGTCCATTGTGGTTTATAAGATGACCAACCTTTTCCAACAACCCAATATGGGTGGTCAAATGTATTTCTTGTCTTCTTATCATCAAAACTAATCTCTACAATATCTGCGTGTGTTGGTGTTTCAATGGATAATACTTTTCCTACTTTAATTTCTTTACTATCAAAATCGTAGTTGTGTATTTCATCACCAACTTCAACTAACTCAATTGATTTCGTTGTTCCATCACCCATTGTGATTGGTGTTCCTGCTACAAAACACTTTGGTGGGATATTGTGAACCAATATATTTGATTGGAAGTAAGTATCAATATCCTCGACATCNAATGAATACCAAGTAATATCACCTGAATTTTCTGTCTTTGATGTAATTTCTGTTTCATTTCCATCTGGGTCTAGTAAATAGTCTCCTACTTCAAGTTCATCTGCTGTATGCCAAGCCCAAGTCCCACTTTTCTTAACAAAGTATCTGACATCATTATTTAATTGATTTGGATTATAAGGTGCTTTAATACTACCATTAATTAAGTAATACCCATAAGACATTGTTTTCATAACATTCGTTACAATTGAACCTTGTGTTGTTGAACCACTTAAATCTGTTGTAGTGTATGCTAAATAGTTTTGTGATTCATCTGGCATATCTAATGGTTGGTAGGATTTAACTACATCACCAACTTCCACATCTTGAACTTGTGTTGTTGTTCCATCATACATTTGAATTAAACTACCACTTGCGGTTGTTTTACCTTTCATACCAATGTAATTCCAAGAGTCATCAGTTGATTTGTTTAACTTGATAGCTGTTCCGGCTTCTCTTTCTGTGAATANCACTATCTTTTCTGGTGTCATCATAAAATCACATTTACCAACACCCAAGTATGATTGTGGAATAGAACTATCATAACTACCACTATGAACCATAAAGGTTTCTATCAATAAGTTATTATCTACTGCGTCTTGATAACTTGAACTATCAGCGTTATAAGAGTATAGTCCAATAGCATTAGACTGAATACCCGAGTCAAGTGCTGGATTCTTTGTTACAAAGTCTGGGTGATTTATATTATCCGTAAAAGATGATGTGTTGAATAGTGGAATTAAACTTGAACTAACTGGTGATGAACCCAATATAGTTCTAAATGTAGTTTTGTTAAATGACCCACTTACGATTTCTAATAAATTATCATCACTATACCAAGGTGTCTCAAAGAATAAGTGGAAACTACCAGAGTATTGTGCATTACCTCTTTGTGCGAAGTAAGTGTGTGATGTGTTCATTTGATACTCAAATGTTACTGGTATATTGTGTTTTGCAAAACTTGAACTAATTAATGATTGTTGTAAGTATGGTGGGTTTTGTTTTTTACCCGACATACCATAAACATAACATTTATCATAATTCTTTGATACTGCATAGTCTGCCATTACATCAAAATAACTACCAGTTTGCATTGCATAACTACCTACAATACCTATGTTGGTATTGTATTCAATAAAATATATATCATTTGAACCTGTTTGTTCTACAAAATCTATACCACCAATAATAGCGGCATTAGAAAGTGAAGGCCAACCACCTGCACTTCCCGTTACATAATTTAAAAAACTCTTTACTTTTGTTTGTACTGACATAATTTTTTCCTACTAATAAATATCAAATTTCTGTTAATTCTGTGAAAATATTCTCTTTCATAACTGATAGTGCTGGTGTGTTCCAATCTTCTAATTTAATCATAGCAGTATCATATCCTTGTTGTTTAATTTCATTACACCTTAACCAAACTAAATCACTTCCTAATCCTTTATTTCTATGTTCTGGCATTACATAACGATTACACAAGTAAGGATATCCTCTATTCCAATCTATAAATGCCCAACCACCCTCAACTAAATAAAATGACCAATTGTTTTGTAGTCTGTGTTTTAAATCAGATATATTCCACTCTTCCCAATCTTTACCAAATGAATCTTTGAATTCGTTCAACTCTCTTAAAATATCTATTTGAACTTCNTTCCATTTCATTTGTTTCCAATTATTAAACTCTTGATACTTTGGAACTTTTTTTGGTTCGTAATTACTTAAATCTATTTTGTAATACATTTTTTATTTTCTCTGCATATCTTTTGTGTGATTCTATACCCGGGTGCAACTTATCCTTAACCAAGTCATATGTTTCGAACTTTACATCAAACATTTTTTTTGGTAAATCTCCGTCCCAAGTTCCCCAAATTATTTTATCACGACCCACAAACTTATTCAGTAAATTATATTGGTGTAGAAAGTAAAAATAATTATTATACTCGTTAAAATCTACAAATTCTTTTAGTTCCCAAGGTTTATAAACAACTCCGTCATCATCAAACCAAGTTCTCCTAAAATAATGTGGAACCGTAATGATAAATATTTGTCGTCTTGATTCTGGTATATAAACTTCTGATAATGTTTTGACTGCGAAATCTAAACCTGTTCCACCTGCTCCGTAATTATGAACTGCTGTGTTTTCATCTCCGAGTAAATGCGTAAAGGTTTCGGTTTGCTCTACACCCCAACCATAAGTCCAACTACAACCAAAAGTATAGATTTGTCGTCCCACATTTTCGTCATTGTAGATTGGGTCGTGTTGTCTACCACCCTCTAACTTACCAAAATTATTCTCGTAAATATTTAATGCTCTTTCAGTTCTGTCTTTATTTACTCTATAATTATCATAGTAAAACTTTTCTACATTATATCTTGTTTTCTTGTCCATAAAGTAATATTGGTTTAGATTTATAATCTCTTGTTAGTTGTTTTTTAGTAGGATATGTAAAATTATATTTATACAACCCCTTAATAATTTCTTCATAATTGTTAATTTTTTTAATTAATTTATTATTAACATATAAAGAAATACCTATATTTAACTTTTCTACAACAACCTTTTCACTACCATTTCCGATTCCCCAAGCACTTGGATAGTTTTCATAAATATATTCTGGTTCTGTATCCCAATGTGATATATCAACTCGTAAACCATATTTTACACCAATGATTCTAGCTTGATACAATAAATTTCTTAACTCCTGATAATTAGGTGTTCCGGTCAATATAATATCTATATCATTGGTTTCCCAATCTTCTAAGAATCCACCCGTTAACCAAACTTTATAATTGATAATTTCTGGTAAAGATAAATATTCATCTCTCCAATTAACAAACATTTCTTGAGTTGGTAATTTTTTATTTAAGGTAAATGTTAAATTGCCTATACTAAACTTATCCGGCCTGTCCAATTCCACTACCCTCAATCATATTTTGTGGTATGGCTCCACAATTTCCACAACTAAAAACTTGGACTGGAACAATTGCTTCTTTACCTGTTGGACTCATCAGTGCAGATATTTTCTTTAAAAAGAACGCTTGAATAAATGACGCGTTTCCACACTCTTGACATTTGATAGTATCTGTTTTTGATAAATCTAGTTCTACTTGTTTTGGTGGCATTCCCTCTGGATGACTACTCATTTGATACTCCCTATTAATTCTACAAACATAGCCATAACATTGATTTCTTTATCCACTACAACTGCGTCTGATTGTTGATACTTTGATAAAATCAATATACACTCTGCAATATGACCGGTTCCCCAGTCATCTATCGTATCAAACATCAACCTAAACAAATCTGAAAAGTCTGTAACTTTTGAGTCTGCTAGTAGTTGTCTGATGTTTTGAAATGATGATTTCTTATCTTGTGTTTTCAAGATTTCCAAAACTTTTGTTTTGTAATCATTTTGTGTTATAGTGTTTTCATCAATTACTAATTTACCATTTACAACTTGTCTTTGAGAACCATTAATAACTCGTCTGATATCTGGATATCCACCATTTACAATGGTTGCGATATCTTTGATGTCATATTCAATGTTTTCATTGTTCAAGATGTTTGCTAAATGTTGTGCGACTTGCTTTCTGTCTGGTGGAACTATCTGAAATGATTGACAACGACTTTGTATCGGGTCAATTATTCTTTCCACATAATTACAAGTCAATATAAAACGACAATTCTT